TATATGCAAACACGCAGCTTCAGCTTGTGCAGAGTGGATATAGATAACGCTGAGCGCAAACTAGAAAAGTCCTTTCCTACTACCTGGGATGACTTTCGCCTGATTGCCTTGGAATACAAAAGCACCTAACGCGCTATGACGCATGGCGAAACAGGCGAAAGCCTGTCCCGGAAGCCCTGGGCAAGCCCGGCTGATGAGCCGCCCGACACGGAGCCTTTCCCTAATGAACAGAGTCCAAACCAAAAACATCTGCGGGCACAACCTCGGGCCAAACAATCCGCACATACTAGCGGCCCGCGCAGCCTATACCGAGGTTGCTCTCGGTATGCGCCCGAATTACGACCGGCCGCGCCGCCAGCACGAGGCGAATAACTACGAGTATGTGCGCCTTGCCTGCCGTCAGCACATACTCGCGCATGGCAGCCTTCCGACTTGGAAGCCAAACACTATGCTGCCGGACTGGCTTACAATCGCACTCAGAGTCAACCGCCGCGACTTCGGGAGCTACTTCTAATGCCGAACTTTCGCGAGCAGGTTTCCGGCAGCCCCTACGCAGGGCCGATAAGAGAGGACATTGAGGCGCTTCGGCTACTGGCGGACTTCGCGCCAACGCAGGATATCGCCGTTGCGTTCCGCACTCTAGCGGCGGAAGCAACCGCGGATCGTCGGTGCGCGCAACAGGCTCACAACTCGTTTCGCGCAGTCTGGCTGCGCTTTGCGCAAACGCGCAACCCTAATGCGAAAGTGCCCTTCTAATGCAAGAGATGTCCACGCATAGACTGCTTCTCGCCTTCGCAGGAGCCGATACGTTAGCCTGCGCGTTCGCTAGTCGAGAGGAATGGAAACAATATAACGCGCTGCGAAGCGAAATTCTTCAAGAGCTTAAAGCCCGCGGGCTGCATGAGCCTTGGGCAATGCCGCACTTCTCAGCTATCGCAGAGATAACCAACACATACCTGCAGCAGCACACGTGAGATACTTCATCGAGGCGCTTGACGCCTCGGGCGAGCCCATCCTTGGAAACATGGATGGGCAAAGCTCGCTCAAGGCCCTGCAGCCAATCCGTTGCAAGGCCTGGACACGGCTGTTTCAGCCAGCTTCGCCTACCCGCCCGAAATGGGAGCGCGTTGAGCGCTGGCGCCTTATCACGCTTCAAGGCAAAGTTATCGCTGAACGTCTCAACCCATACTGGAGCCAAACCTAATGAAACTCTACGCAGCAATCGCAAACTGTCTCAATTCGCTATGTCGCCAGCCAAATGCGGAAGTGCACGAGCGCATTCAAGCGCGACTCAACCGCTGCATCGAGGCGCTGCCGAACGGAAGCGGCTTCGACCTCAAGCCCGAGCCAAGGCAAAACGAAGAGCTTAATCCAAGAGCTGAATACCTCATCGTTGGCTCATATCACAAGATGGACGAGCACGGATGCTACGTCGGCTGGGTAGACTTCACGATAAGAGTCTACGCTGTGGCTGACCTGTGCCAGCCTTGGGACGTAGATAGCCTCTACGAGCACCCGGACGAGGAGACCATCGACTACGTGCTCGACATCTACGCAGAGGCGCTCAACGCGGAGGAACCTCCCTATGAAGGATAAGGTTGCAGCGCTTCGGCGCCAAGGCAAGAGCTACCGCGAGATTGATTTCCTGCTTGAGCTTCCGCTTGGGAAGGCTTGGCAGATTAATAATCGCGAGCGGCACAACGCGAATACCCGAGAAAGCGCGAAGCGATACTACGCGCGCGGTGGCGTTGCGCTTTGCGATATGGAGCCCTCTAAGAAGTAACGAGAACAGGATTAGATAGAAGGAAGGAATAGTCGAGCGTATAGGCGCCTATGGACTATAAGCCGTAGGCGCCTAATTTCTTCCTCCAGCTTTGCGAGCCCCAATGGGAAACAGCTTTGTATTCTACGCGGAATACCTTCGAAAGGCGCGGAACAACGCGAAAGCGCTCCGCGCTATCATGCGGAAGTGGTTCACCGGGCAGGCGAATAAAAAGACCCTGCAACTCCTTGGCATTCCGCAGCAGCAAGAACGGCATATCTTCCAGACCGGAAGGCAGCTCCGGCGAGAGCACCTGCTCGCGCTTGCAGAGACCGAGATCACCCGGAAGCGAGAGATCGACCGCGCTGCGGAGCGCATCATCGCGCGAACCAAGCGCAAGGTAGAGTTCTGGCGGCAAAAACGCCACAGCGAAATCACCAAGCTCGCATTCGACCTAAGAAGCCTAGCCGAACGAATCGAGCACCAGAAGCTAAACGATGAGATCTTCCTGCTGGTGGAGAACCGCCGAAAGCTCATCGACGAAGGAAGAGAGAAGGTTATCGCAAAGCGCCTCGATATTGCTCCGCCAAAGCCGAAGAATACTCTTTGGCAAGGGGCAACGCCCGATATATCATTGGAGATGTTAGAAGCGTTTCCGCTCTACGATGAAAAAAGGAAAACCAAATGAACGACGAAGTCGTCTGGGTTATCGCGCTAAGCGAGAACTACCGCAGAGCAGAGAGCCTCTACTGGTCCGATGCTCTTGGCTGGGTCGGCTTCGACTCCTGCGACAAGCACAAGGCAGTGCCGGAGGACTACGCTCTTCCGCTGCAGGGAAACTGGGCTGTCTCGAAAGAGCTTTAACATGACAAAAAAGCACTACAACGCGCTCGTCCTGGTGCTCCGGCAGGCCAAGCTGGAGTATCCCGCTGCAGGCAACCGCTTCGCAGAGCTGCTCATCGCTGCGCTACGCGCGGAGCCGAACTTCAACGAGGTTAAGTTCCGTGCAGCGCTAGACGCAATCCACATCAAGCTAAGCCCTAAGGGTTAAGGAGCCTTCCCATGGACTACGATCCCCGCGAACTCACCGGCGCGCTCAACGCGATTGAGAAACACAATCCGTTCTTCAGCGGCAGCGATAGAGATTTCATCGAAGGACTCATTCACTCGAATATGAGCCTTCTTCACCGCGAGCAGGGCACCTACTGCTCCACCGCAGGCTTCGTCATCACGCGCTACGAGAAGCCTGCTGGCGGCTTCGCCTTCAAGATCTCCGTCTCCGCGAGCCTCTTCAGCGAAGCAACCAGCTAAGCCCGCTTCGCGCCTGAGACCAGTCTGCGATGGGCGCCTCCGGCCCTTCCGCCCGAGCAAACTTGCAGCAGCAGACTAGCCTCGGGCTTCGCCCCCAAAGCCGCTCTACGAGCGGGGCATACAGCTTGGAGATCTGGCCTTCGGCTTCGCGCGTGAAAGAAAGCTTACATTCTACTAGAAGGTTTTCTTCCGGCACAAGAAGGTCTGGCTGCGCCCAGCCCAGGCCGTTCGCATCTTCAAACCGGAGCCAAAGGCCAGAGATCACCCGAGCATTCGGGTATTCCCGTTTAAGCGATTTCGCTATGACGCTCTCATATCGTATCCCCGCTCGTTGCAACCGCCCGCGAGGTGAAGCCGAAAACGGTCCCGCTTCGCGAGCTTCCACCCAGCGTAACCCAACAACCTCTCGATAGGAACTTCCCATGCTACCGTATCTCCCGAAGCCGCTTACTGAAACCTACGCAGGCGAGCCCAACGTTCTCGCTGGAGTCCACCGCGGATACTCCTGGGCGATTATCCGAACAGAAGCTCTGCACCTCTGCGGATACGTCCAGGTGCCGAAAGAGCATCCGCTTTACCTGCGCCATTATGACGATTTTGAGGTTTCCGTCCATGGAGGGCTTACCGTCTCTAGCGAAGCAGAAGAGCCCTTCAGCGGCTACTGGATCGGCTTTGATTGCGCGCACAGCGGAGACTTTTCCCCCAACAATTCCACCTGCGGAGCCTACCGAACAGTCCTCTACGTTCGGGACGAGTGCGAGCGCCTAATCGACCAACTGATCGACTCTACCGCAAAACGTCACTTGCGGCAAGAGCTTCTTGCAGTCGTGGAGCGCTTCAAGGACGAGAAAGAATATTCAGAGTGGAAAGCGGCGGTAGCCGCGCTGTCGCTTTAGCTGCCGGGCTCCGCGCTACCGCTTCAGGCGCGGAGCCTTCGCGAAGCGAAGCTAGAAACTTCTTCCGGGCAGTAGAGATGCTTAGATCGAGCTTTTCCATCCGGCACAAGTGCCAGGCGCTTTCCGCTTCGTGTATGCCGCTCGCATTCGACATTCTTTTGAGCAGAACTTCGCCCAGCTACGCGAACTCCAGAAAACCGTCGCGCATTCCCCGCAAGAATATTCCTGCTGGAATCTTGCAAGGCTGCGCTTTGTGTCTACGCGCTCTTTCGTTCCGTTAAGAAACTTCGACATTCGCGCTCTCCTTTTGCGCGAAGTAATTCCGCAGTGCTTCTTGTCGCAGCTTTTTCGTTTGCGCTTGCTGCTTTTCCCGCAAATCCCGTTTTAGTAATCTTTTGGCTCTATCCGCTTTAGTGTATTCTTTTTTTACCGCACTTTTCGGACAGCTTCCACAGACTTGCTTCTTTCCAGCAACAAGAACTTGCGTGGAGATAACCGCTTTGCCCCCACAATCGCAAAGGCAAATCCAGGTGCGAAAAGTTTTACCATCTGCTCTTCTCCCTAGCTGCCCTGCATTCATAATAACGAGTTTTCCAAAACGTTGCCCGATATGGAAGTCAGTAAGTTTCGGCATGGAGTGCTCCCTTGGGTCAACTAGGTGACTTTTAAAGCATACCGGGGCGCCTTCGCATTGTCAACCCTTTGCCGCATACGGATACCAGCGATCACCCACGGCCTTCCCACGCCCCGGAATCCGGCCCTATCGTCCGCCTTACGCTCCCGCCCGCCTAGCCCGCGGCACCGCCAGCCAGGGGCTCCAGCACAAATCAAAGGCTTATCCGCACGTGCCTTTGATATCTTTCGAAAAACCCCCCATATCGCGCATATTGTCTAGATATGGGTTGTGGAAACCCAGAAGGGGGTGAAGGTGGTTAGGCTAGACACTAACAGGTGTTAGCCCCCTCTTCATTACTAGAAAAAAAAAAATAAAAAAACAAAACGATATAAGCACCACCCCCGAGCTGGACCCCCAAACTCCTTGCCACAACCCATATATACCGAATATCGTCTATATGGGGGGTTTTCGATAAGATATCACATACACCAACGAATAACCTCTTGATCTTTGCCTAGACTCCTGGTATTCTCCCTACAATTCCCAACAAGGAGCATCGCTTTTGCCCATCCCGATCCCTAAAGCAACACTTCTTGCTCAGCTTTCCAAGCTTGCAACTGAAGCCCTTCGCACAGGCAGCTTGACGATCAAGCTTGCGAATCCCGGCGATGCAAAGCGGCTTCGCCAGCAAATCTATTCCGCGCGGAAGCACCTTGCGGAACGCGGAGATACTTCGTCCCCACTTTTTGAGATCGAGCTAGCAATACGCGAAAGCGAGCTGCAGCTTTATCCGCAAGGAAGCGCGCTTTCCACGCTAGAAATCGTCAACGGAGCCGGTGAAGCGTTCTTGCTTTCCCCTCCGACGAAGCAATCCCCTGAAGCAGAGGAGCAAATCTTCGCGCTTGAGCTTGATCTTGCTTCACGCTTCGGTCCGGGAGACTACCACCAACAAGCAAAGGAGCTTTACTATTCAAGAAGTTCTTCTCGCGATTAGTCTCGCGATCGCGATTGCCGCAGCCCTTACGTAAGGAACTCCCATGACAACAGAAGAACAGCTCAAGCTTCTCCGCGGGCGGCTTGCCCCGCTGCGGGAGCAATTCGATAGCATCATCGAACAGGTGAATGAACTCTTCGAGACCGGCTATAACGAGTTCATTGACGCGGCAGAAGACCCCGACGACGAAGAGACTGCCGACGCCGCCGCCGTCTGGGATTGCATCTTCGATGATAGCGCCTCGATCGCTGAAGTAATCGACGCGATCGACGCAGCCGTAGGAGAAGAGTAATGTCTTCCGCCCGCGCAGTTGAAATCATCAAAGACGTGGAACGCCTTCTGAAGGAGCTGAACACTCTTACGAAGGATATCCCGCTCAAGGATCGCGTCACGCATGATATCTTTGAGTATTACTTCTTCGGCTGTGCGGGCGGACCTGGAGGCGTCGCCAAGGAGATCATCCCGACGGTGCCGAAGATTCCGACTTGGCCCGACAGGCCGGTTGGGAATACCTGGGAGTTTTCCCGCGTCGGAATGCGGAACCGCGGCACACCGGAGCGCATGATCTGGGAACTCTACCCCGCGCAGAACCCCGCGGAGCGGCAAGAGATGGAGCGCCGAGTCCGGGAATCCGACGCGAAAGTGCAAGGGTCTGAAGAAGATCGGATTCTTCAGCGCGCCGCGCGCTTCGCTGCGAACCGGGCGAAGTGCTCGCCGGAAGAGCTTCTTGCGAACCCGGACTGGGTTGCAGCGCAGCGGGAGCTTCAACGGGTTATTAAAAGTGTGAAGCTCTATTAGGTGCCTATGGCGCTTAGTCCGTAGGTGTCTAATTCCTCTTGCCGGGGCATTCGCCCCGTTATATAATAATCCTCGTAACAAAAAGGTCTTCCCATGGAACCGAAAAAGCCTCGCGCTCCTCGCAAGAACCCGCGCGTTTATGAGCTGGAAGCTCAAGTCGAGGGTCTTACCCATGAACTCGAAAGCAAAGATGCAGCGCTCTTGCAGCTCCGCGCAGCACAAGCCGAAGCCCAGCTTGAAAAAGCGCAGCGCGAGCCCAAGCCGCTGCAGATAGTTGCTGAGCTAGTTGCGATTGCCACGCACACTGCAAGATTTAATCCATCTCGTGTCGCAGGTATCCAGCTGTCGATGTATCCTGATGGCAAGATCAGCTCGCTCCGCTTCGATAGGTTCATTGAAAAATAACTAGACTGCGCCAAAACTATCTGTAGCGTTCCACGAACAAGGAGCCTTCCCATGCACAAACTACCACCCGCCCAAGAGGTCTTCGACCTCGTCGTAGAGCACCTCTTCACACAAGGCCGCCCTGCCTACGACGGCATCAGCGGCTGCATGTATCGCGCCGCAGGGGGCCTGCGCTGCGCCGTAGGGGTGCTGATCCCAGACGACCTCTACGATCCGGCATTTGAGAATACCAGGGCTAGTACGCTTATCCAAGAGCTTTTTGACTCAGACCTCGCGGATTGGCGCGAGCATACTAATCTGCTCAACGCCTTACAGCTTGCCCACGACGCCTGCCGGCGTGAACCAACAGACGCTTTCGACATTACAGATTTGCGCGAGCGACTTTTTGCTGTCGCAAAAGCTTTCTCCTTGGAGTATCGCCGGTGAACACCCCGCAGCAGTCCGCAATTATCTCCCGCTTCGCTTCTGGCGCTTCCTTCGCAGTCCGCGCGCGCGCAGGCACCGGCAAGACCACAACGCTCGTCGAGGCGTTCCAGCGCGCGCCGGAAGGATCTCTCGCGCTCGCGTTCAACAAGCGCATCGCGGAAGAGCTTGCTATCCGAATGCCGAAGCATGTTGAGTCCCGCACAATGAACGGCATCGGACACCGCGCCTGGGGCGACCGGCTGCGCAAAACGCTCCGCGTCGATACCAAGAAACTCCTTTCTCTTTGGGACACTTCCCCCTGGAAGAAAGAGCTTCCAGAAGAAGGCCTTGCGGTTTGCCGCCTTGTCTCCCTTGCGAAGTCCCACGGCTTCACCTCTGGCTTCGGCGGCAGCACCCACGAGGACGACTTCGCATGGATCGACCTCGCGGATCGGTTCGATATTCTCGACGGCGAAGCGCTGGTTCCGGCGGCAAAGTGGCTTCTCGATGAGTCCTGCCGCACCGCGTTCAACGGCCTGATCGACTTCGATGATCAGATCTACATGAGCGTTCGCTATGACGCGCCTTTTCCGAAGTATCGCTGCATTGCCGCCGACGAGGCACAAGACCTTTCCGCGCTGCAGCATGAGATGGTTCGGCGCCTCTCCGGCGCAAGCGCCCAGCATTTGATCGTGGGCGATCCCGCGCAGGCAATCTACGGCTTCCGCGGCGCAAGTGAGAACTCCTTCAGCGAGCTTTGCGATAGCTTTGCCCTGGACGTGCTCCCGCTTACGGTTTCCTTCCGCTGCCCGCAAAGCATCATCGGTGAGGCGCAAAAATACGTGCCTGATATCGAAGCCTCTTCCGCGGCGAAGCCCGGTTCTGTCGTGATTGCCCGCGGGATCTCCCCGCAGCGCAACCGCACGGTGCTTTCTCGCACGAACGCGCCGCTTATCAAGCTTGCGTTCCAGGCGATCCGGGAAACGATCCCGGTAAACTATCTCGGAAGGGACTTTCTCTCCGGCCTTCGCGCGCTGCACAAGCGGTATCCCACGCAACGCGCGCTCGACTCGTGGTATGCTGCCGAGAAAGCGAAGGCCAAGTCGAAAGGCGCGCTCGCGCGTCTCGCCGATCGCTACGAGTCGATGTGCATTCTCCACGAACGCTTCGGGGAAAAGCTTGAGCCCGCGTTCAAGCAGCTCTTCGACACTTCCACCGGCGCGATGACGCTCTCTACCATCCATAAGGCGAAAGGCTTGGAGTGGGCTAACGTTGCGTATCTCGATTACGATAAGGTCTGGGACGGCGCGCAAGAAAGCAATATCAAATACGTGGGTGTGACCCGCGCGCAGGACACGCTCACGCTTCAGATGAAGGAGTCCTAAAGTGGGCATCCCCCTGGTGCTGCTAATCCCGGCGTTTACCCTCGTTATGTGCGCGTATATCGCGCTTGAGAAAGCGTTTTTTGAATACGAGCTAGAAGATTATTCTTCTGCTGGCGCTTGCGGGGCGATCGCAGCCGTATCCGGCGTCGGCGCGATCATCTGCTTTCTCGGTGCTGCGATCTTCCATGTATAAGATCGAGAAGAACATTCCGATTCCTGAGCCGGTCACACGACCGGCAAAGGAGAACGCGATCCCTTGGGCACTTCTTGAGCCAGGCGATAGCCTCTTTCTTCCAGGCTACAGCACGCGCACTACAGCAGACCATAAACAGCTCAATATGTCGCTGCTGAACTTCCGCTTTCCCGGCCGCAAGTTCACCGCCCGCAGGCTTTCTTCTGGTGGAGTCACCGGGCTTCGTGTTTGGCGGATAGTATAAACCTGTTGCGCGCGACCACGCGCCTTGTTAAAATCTTTTCCACAAGAACAAGGAGCCCTTCCATGCCTTTCCCGGATGACTTTTCTGCTGGCCGTTTCGACGAGACGCAAGGCCGCGACGACGCAGAAGCGGAGCTTGCGCAAGATCGCGAAGATATTGCGCTTGAGCACTCTGCTTGGCGCACGCTTGAACGCGCCAAACGCGAGCTACTGCTGCTTGTCGCAAGCAATGAGCCGCTTAACGAAGCGCTCTCCGCAGTCATCGACGAGCTTGAGATCTGCCGAAACTCTTTCGAGACGCCTATGCGCTGGCGCGCTGAGCGCAACGGTGTAGAGGTCTTTGCGGAATCGAAGATTACTGCAATGCTGCTTGTGCTGGGCAAATACTATACTGCGCCAAGCATCGGCTGGGCTCGCGCACGCGAGGACGGCTGGACCCTGCATGAACTTCCGCTCTAGGAGATACAAAATGCTGATGCGAAACCTTGCTGTCGTAAGCTACGCCCAGGGCTTCACGATCTGGACTTATCGTTGCGAAGACCTCGACAAGGCGCTGGCGCCAGATTATTTCCTTTCCGCTTGCGACATGCTGCAAGAAAACGACCTGATGCTTATTCGCGCAAAGCGCGGAGTCGCGCAGCGCTACGTTGCGACCTGCACCGAAACATCTGTTATCTTGGAGAAGCTGCTCTAATGTTCACGCACGAGGAGGTCATTTCTCGACTCGAAGAAGCTGGGCGCACGCTGCTGAGCTTGCCGCCCGAGCGCGCAGCAGGCCATTGCCGCACAAGCATCTGGGAATACGTGCGCGAGCCTGTGCACAGCATGGCGCTTCCCCGGAAGTCTGAGCCAACGCCAAGCCCGAAAGATGTTTCCCGCATGGACGAGGCGCTGCGCTGGCCGGTGCTTATACCTTTAGATAAATTCGTGCTGCGCCGGATTGTCTGCGCGCGCATGATGGTGAGCCCGCGAACAGGCAGGCATCTTTTTCCTTGGCGCCGTATAGGCACCTTACTCGGCGCGGACCATAAAGCAATTCAGCGCTGGCATGAGCAAGGAATCCATATCATCACTGGAAACCTTCAAGCGCAAAAGCGGGCTGCATGACCGCAGGCAAGGTCATCGACATGGCTGGGCGCAGCATTAACGAGTGGTTTGTCGTTAAGCGCGCCTACGGCGTCGGGGCAGGCACTTCAAAAGCAAAGTGGTGGGTAGCCTGCCCCGCCTGTAATGAGCAGCACTACGAAACTGGAAGCAAGCTGCGAGCTGCGGAACAAAACCGCTGGATCATCTGGTGCCGCGCTTGCGGCTTGAACGGAGTGAAAGAATGAACCGCTTGAAAGCGTTGGAGGCCGTGGCGGAGGCGGCGCGGCAGTTTAAAGCGGCGCGCGCGGCTGTGCCAGTCCGCAACTACGTGGCTGAAACCTACCGGCTGGAGGCAGCCGTCGACGCCCTCGACGCCCTCCCCGCCGATCCCGAGCCCGCGCGTGGGGAGGTGGTGGAGTTGGCTGTGTGGGAACACAACGACGGCGAAATCCAAATGGTGCGCTGCGACACAGAAGGCGAGGGTTACACCGATGGCGTTGGTGGATGGACCCGCCTCGGCACCACCCGCCTCCCGCTGGGGAAGGGGGACGGGGCATGATCGAACTCATCCGCCTGATAGCCGAAGCAACGACGCTCGCCGGTGGTAAGCACCCATGCGCCATCCTCGGCCACAAATGGCAGTTTACGGGAGGTTCAAACTGCGGATGCGAAGGCGTGCATCCAGACGGCGGGAAGTGGAACGGGCATTGTTCCGTGCCAGTCCATAAGTGCGAAAGCTGCGGAGATTACGATTACGGGGACAACGACGAGGCACGGACTATCCGGGGTAAATGCGCTGAAGAACTGACGGGAGGCGGGGCATGAACACCACCCCCTTTGCATCCGCCGACGAAGCCTGGTTCTGGACCGTGACTGCGCTGGCAATCCGGCATGGCGTGACCGGAATGGCCAAACGCCCCAGCCAACGCAACCTCGCACGCCCCTGCGGCCCTGACGACGTGATCCGGGCGCTGGATTTGCTCTACCGGGAAGGCAGCATCAACCCCAGCCATGCCCGCGTCCTGCGGCGCTGGGGCGAAAAGCAGGTAGCTCCCACGGCATCTGGCCAGGCCGCGGACGCGACGCTCTGGAACGAGGCAATGCAGCTTTTGGATGGCGTGCTCCGGGTCAAGGGGATTGTGGCATGAGCGGGCGGGATGTGATTGCCGATGCTATCCGCATTGAAGCCGAACAGGACTTGATCGCGGCATACGACGCCGAAAGCGTCACCGCGCGCATCCTCTCCGCCCTCGCGGCTGCTGGCTATGCGGTGGTGCCGGCGGAGCCGACAACGGGAATGCTTCAGGACGGACAGATGGCTGGGCGCAAGGCTCGCCGCCCTGCCGTTTCAGGCATGACCATTGACGCGCAAGTCCGCGCGGAGTGTGCGGTTGAAGCCGCCATCTACCGCGCCATGCTCGCAGCAGCCGGGGAGACGAAGGAATGAGCGCGTGCGACCGAATTGCCCATTACATCGCCATGCGGGATGCCATGCCTCTCCAGGAGGCGCACGACTGCATCCACGGCATCCACACTGGCACGCAATGGGAAGCCGAATTGTGCTTGTCGGATTTGCGCACCACCGTCGCAGAGGTCGCCGCGCTGAAGCGTGAGGTGGCGCGGTTGCGGGAGCAATTATTGGCCCAGCAGTGGTGGCACGACGCGGAAGAAAAGGCGCTGTCCAAACAGCCACCCGGCGCTGATCGGGATTGGCGCCGCCTGCAACACAAGGAACAGAGCAGCACGATTTGCGCAGCCCTCGCACACAAGGAGCCGGGCGATGAAGGTTGAGGATGTGCGGGATGAGTGGCGACAGGTGGCGCGGGCGTATCGCGAGGCCGTTGATAGCTTGAACGGCGCCACCGATGAGCAAATTGCAGCGGCGGTGATCCGTCGCGCCCTCGCGGTGGCGGAGGAAGCGGACCAAAGCGCCGCGCCAGACAACTGCGTGTGGCGTGAGCGCGAGATATGGGCCGAGGGGTGGAATACAGCCATTGCCACGCTCGCGGGGAGGGTGACGCTGTGAGCGAATGCGAGCCCGAAACACAAGCCGATGATGAATACGTCATCTGCCCATGGTGTAAAAAACAAAGCGGCGATTGTTGGGAATGGGTTCGTGACCATCCAGACGACATGAAATGCGACAACTGCGGCGGCACGTTCAAATATTGGACGGAGTATTCGGTGACGTATTATGCCGAACCGGATAAGCCCCCCGCCATCGCGGAGCCGCCCGCCGATGAGTGAAACAATCATCACGGTTTTTCTGTGCCTCGTCGCCTATCGCTTCATTTGCGCGGGCATGGACTGGCAGCCGTTCCTGTTGGTGCAAATCACCATCAACAACACGTGGGAGCCGCCCGCTGAAGATTCTTCGCTATGACGGTCTTAAAAGGAAGTTCTTCTAATGCGAACGCGTAAACGCATCGCGCCAGACCTTTCAATCAACATCAAAGCTCCTTCAAAGCTTCTTACAGAAGAGCAGGCAAAGGAGATTCTTCGGAGGCATATCGAGACAGCCGAAGGCCATACCGATCTGAAGCTACGCTCTGACGCCTCTGCCACGATTATTTGGCGCGCAGCCCTACCCGAAACACACGGGCTTTCAACTCCAATTCCACATAGTATTTGCGTAGCACTTGGCTTTTCTCGCGTTCGAGCCTACCGCTGGACCAATGCTGACAAATAAAGAAAAAGCGCGCCGCTTCTGGAACAAACGGAAGCTTATCTACGCTCAGCTTGCAGCGCGTAGCGATCCTGCAGCGCCAGCTTTCGCGTGGAAAACGCGGTCAGAAGAGTGGGATCTTCTCCGGCATTGCCGCCGCTGGGAGCCAGCATTTACTGCTGAGATCGACGCGAAGATCCGCCGCTGGCGGCTACGGCCTGACCCTATGTCTTGGAAGCGGATCGGAGCGCGGTTAGAGATTCCTTGGGTTGTCGTGCGGCAGCGCGGTGTTGGCTTAGGCTTCCCGATTCAGCAAACATGGAAAGAAGCTTCTTATGCAACTCGACAACGATCTACTTGGTATCTGGCTGAAGGCGGAGACGCTGATGAAGGAGGAGATTCGTTTCTTGATCGAGACGATTCAGACCCAACGGAACCAGCTTAAGCATTCCGTTCCGGTGGCGGTTGAAGCCCGCTTGCGCGAGCTTGCGACTATGCCGCGGGACCGCCCCCCGCTTGGCGATTATTTTACGGTCTAGCCCCGATTTACTCTTGCCACTTCGGGGATTTTCGGCTACATTCCCCCTATAGCCAATCCCGGCTAACCCCCAAAGAGGAACCCTTCTATGGCATCCATCACCATCCAGCATGCCGAGTGGAACATCGAGCCGCGCTACGCGACCGGCCACGTGCTGAACGAGAACGAGGCTTCTGCCCTCAACCAGACCTTCTTCGAGAATATCCGCAACAACTGGGCCTCGCGGATCAAGACTGCTGCGGAAAACTCCCAGACGCTTTCGCAGGACGATCTCGATCGTTACGTGCAGGAATACCAGTTCGGCGTTCGCTCGCTTGTGAACCGCGAGCCGAAGGATCCCACTGCCGCCGAGGAGCGTCGTCTGGCTCGCGCCGCGGTGTCCGAAGCGATTCGCGCGCAGGGCCTGCGTCTCAAGGACGTGCCGGACGAGCAGTTCGATGCGTTCGTGGACTCCATCAACGATGGTCGTTTCCGTGGTCAGGCGGAGCAGATCGTCGCTGCGAAGAAGCTGGCTGCTACCCCTCTGTCTCTCGACCTCAGCGCCTTTACCGCGCCCGCGGCCGAAGCCTAAGCAGCAGAAAGAGCCGGAGGGGAAACCTTCCGGCTTTTTTCAGCTCTAATCAAAATAGGAGCCTTTATGATCCTAGTCATCTGGTCCGAGATTCCCGAAAACATCAAGCTCTTCCTGCTTCCTTCGACAGAAGAGAACCACCGTATCGCAGCGCAAGCGCACGGACACTATCTCGGTTCGGGCGCGCAAGAGCCTGCAAAGGAACTCTGGGAAATCCTTTCGAAGGAAACTCCGATCTACGATGAAGGAGATTTTACTCTTCCTGCGGGCATTACCCCGACGGAGCAATATTCTCTTGTCGTTGTTTCTGGGGTCTTTCTTTGAAAGCTCTTGCGTGTAGCGTGGGGCGAGTAGTATGGTGTCTATGTCGCTTGCGCCAAAGGAACCTTAATTATGGCTAAAGACGAGCAGAATCCAGATCAAGACCGCATTCTCGTTAGAATAGACCGTGATATTCTCGATGACTTCCGGCGCTTCCACCCGCAGCACGGCGCCATCACGAAGTTTGTCCGCACAGCGATGCTTCACCATATCGACCGGCTGAAAAAGATCGAGGAATCCCTCCATGGAACTAAATCCGCTAGCGCTCAGCGAGATCCTGCAGAAGAACGCCAAGGATCTTACGGACTCTGAGATCGACCAGCTTATCGCAGGCTTCCGCGCGGAACGTGCAAGCTACTTGAGCGCTGAAGCGGCTGGAAAGCGCGCGAAGTCTTCTCCGATTTCCGACGCGGAGCGCAAAGCAAAAGGCGCCAGTCTTACTCTTGACATGCTCGGGCTTAAGAAGACCTGAGCATTTGCCCGCTTGGCGAAATTGGCAGACGCAGCGGATTTAAGCTCCGCTTCCTTCGGAGTGTCGGTTCGAGTCCGACAGCGGGCACCAACAAAAAGGCAGCAATAAATGGCGCTTTCCCCTTTCCACCCAACTAACCCCAAGCTGCAGTTCGCAATCGATAACACCTCGATCTCTACTTTCAAGGATTGCCCGCAGAAATACTTCTACAGTATTATTTGCGGCTGGCGCTCCACCGGCACGGCTCCACCGCTTGTCTTCGGAGGCGCGTATCACGATTGCCTCGAGCGCTATGACGCTCTACTTTGTTCGGGCCTTTCGCCGAAAGATGCTCTTCGCGATACGATCCGGCACGCTTTTAGCTTCGAAGATTTCGGCGATGATGAGCGCCGCACGCGAAGCAGCCTTGTTCGATCGCTGGTCTGGTATGCGGATCAATACGCTTCGGACGTGCTCTCCACGCATACTTTCGCAAATGGCCGCGTTGGCCTTGAGATGAGCTTTAGCTTTGAACTTCCTTGGAAAGTCGCAGGCACAAACGACAGCTTTATCTACTCCGGGCACATCGACAAGCTCGCGCTCTACTCCGGCGATCTCTACGCAGTCGAACGGAAACATACGGTCTCATCTCTTGGGGATCAGTTTTTCAACCGATATACTTTCTCTGGTCAGACTTGCGGATACGTCTACGCAGGAAAGGTCGTATTCGATGTTCCTGTCGTCGGGGCTATCATCGAAGCAACTCAAGTCGCTACCAATTATTCGCGCTTCGGAAGAGTAGTCGTCCACCGGATCAATTCCCACCTCGAAGAGTGGCTACAAGATCTCAATTACTGGTCTCGCCAGCTTGAGTATTGCGCAACGCACCAGTATTGGCCGCGCAACACGGAATCCTGCTCCAAATACAACGGCTGTCAGTTCCGTAAGGTCTGCGGGAAAGACCCTGCGGTGCGCGAATTGGTGCTTAAGTCAGAATTTGCGGTGCGGCATTGGAATCCGCTAGAAACCCGAGGCGATTAAAAAAGCTCTTGCTTCAAAAAACTTCCCCGGCTACTATAGCCTACAACAACGAAGAGCAAATGATGGCTTCCCTCGAAGATTACTCACAAAATGATCCGATCAAGATGCTCGTGCTTGGCAATTCCGGTGCAGGAAAGACCGGCCTGATTGCCACCCTGGCGAAAGACTACCGAGTCTTTATCGCTGACTTCGATAACGGCCTGCCGATCCTGATGGACGAGAAAGTTCTCGCGAAGGATCTCCGTAAGAACATCTACTTCAAGAGCTTTTACGATCCGGTGAAGCCGGACGTTGCTGGGCGGTTGCTTCCGTCAGCAGAAGGCTGGAATAACTTCGTGCTGACGCTTCGTGATTGGAAGGAGTCCGGCAATTCCCTAGGCTCGATCCATTCTTGGACCGCTTCAGACGTGTTCGTGATCGACTCGCTTACGTTCATGGGCAACGCAATTTTCAACAGCATCTTGCAGCTCGCTGGTAAGCTTGGCCAACGGCCAGACTTCACGCTTTGGGGCGCTGCAGTTGACGCGCAAGAGGCTGTGCTGGAAACACTTTTCTCCCCAGCGGTGAAGTGCAACGTGGTCATCACGTCGCATCTTCGGCTTGTTGGAGATGAAACCGCTGGGGGCATTCAAAAGCTTTTTCCCAGCGGGATTACCAAGAACTCTGCGCAACGCATCGGGCGATATTTCAATAACGTCGTGCTCGTGCAGAAGTCTGGTTTCGGCAACAACGTGAAACGGGAAATCATCACCACAGCAACAAGCAACACTGAACTGAAAACGACTAAACCATCAAAAGTTCCTGCGATCATCCCGCCCGATTTGGGCAACCTGTTCAATCTACTGAAGAGCACAGCATGACCGACATGACCGATATCCTCTCCCGCCCCGCTGGTTCGATCGAGGCGCCGAAGCAGCTGCCCCCTGGGCAGTATCTCTTCCGCGTGCTGGAAGGTCAGACGAAGAAGCCCGACGGCTCCCCGCTCATGTCCTCCACTGGCAACCAGATGGTTGTCTTTCAGTGCCAGGCTGAGTCGCCGATCAGCGTGGATGCGGACCTGACCGGGATTGAGTTCCCGATTCGTATGCCGCTGCGTTTCGCGCTGACGCCGAAGACCGCTTTCCGGTTCCAGACGTTCCTCGTGGATCATCTGCGCCAGGGTGCGGACGGCGCTTCGCTGGCTGACCTCATCGGCACCGCCACCGGAAAGCTCTTTCGCGGCACCGTGACGCATGAGGCAAGCAACCAGCCGGGCAACAACAATCTCTACGCTTCGCTGCGTGAGACGTTCCCGGCTGAATAAACCGCGCTTGCGCGCTGGCCTGGGCACGCCATAAAAAGGCCCAACCCCTAGCAACAATAAGGTTTTCCTGGTGCTAATCTCTATCGAGCTGATCGACGTTCCACCCGAGCGCCAGCGGAAAGACCTTGGCGATATCAACTCTCTTGCGAATAGCCTTGCGTCTTCGATTGGGCAGATCACGCCGATTGTCGTCGCAGAAGCCGAAGGCCGCTTCACCCTTATCGCAGGTGAACGTCGCCTCACTGCTGCAAAGAAGCTTGGCTGGCCTTCTATTGACGCAGTTTTCAAGTCGGATCTTTCTGACTCCGAGCTGGTCCTTATCGAGCTTGAAGAAAACATTCGGCGGAAGCAGCTGGAGTGGCAAGAAGAAGTCGCCGCTGTTGCGAAATACGCGCAGACGCTGAAAGCCCCGAACGAAGCCGTAGGTAAGGCTCTTGGTCTTCCCGGCCAGACGGTCAGCCGGATGATTACCGTTGCGGAAGCGCTACTTGTAAATTCTGATCTTGCAAAAGCACCTTCTTGGTCTTCTGCCTATCAGATGTATCAGACGGTTGTGCAGCGGAAGACTTCTGCAGCTTTTGAAATGTTGCGAGCGGGAGAGACTCCTACTGCACCGCCCCCGATAGCCGCCGTAGCCGCCGCCCTAGGGCTTCCCGCGCCGCCCGCACCCGTAGCACCCCCCGGCACCACGGCGCCGCCCACGCCCTTCCCTGCCGCGCCCCGCCCTATGTCGGCACCCCGCCCCTTCCGTGCCGTAGCCCAGGACTTCCTCGAGTGGGCGCCCAACTATATCGGAATGCGTTTCAACCTCATCCATTGCGATTTCCCTTACGGACTCAACATGGACAAGGCGCCGCTGCAAAACTCCGGCGTGCGCTGGGACACGATCGACAAGCGATACCCGGACTCGCCGGAGCTTTTTGACAAGCTTTGCAGGGCTTTTTTCGATAACCAGGATCGCTTCATTGCTGATGCGGCGCATTGCATCTTCTGGCTCACGCCGCGAAACTACGGAAAGCTGGCTTCACGCTTCGCGCATTACGGCTGGGCTGTAAGCGAGTTCCCGCTGATCTGGCACAAGAGCGACAACGCAGGTATCGCGCCTGATGTTCGGCGCTGGCCGCGGCGCACATATGAGATGGCGGTCTTTGCCTCTCGCGGAGACAACCGGATCGTGAAGGTAAAGGCTGCAAGCTTCTCCGGCCCGACGGCAAACTCGACCGGCGAATATCACCTTTCGGAAAAGCCCGCGCCGATGCTGGCGCACTTCCTTGAGATGGTAGTCGATCCGACGACTCGAATTCTCGATCCGACTTGCGGCAGCGGAACAGCGCTTCGCGTTGCGAAGAACCTCGGCGCTGCTCTTGGCCTGGGCTTCGATGTGCAAGAGCAGCACGTTGACTACGTGAACAAGCAACTGGAGAAATCTGATGCCGACTGATCCAATTACGGCGCAGCTTCAAACAGAGCTTGACGCCCGTGCAAAAGCGGGTATGCTCAAGTATGGCATTTCGGTTGCAGACAGTCCGCTTGCACTCCGCGCGTGGCTTCAGCACGCAAAAGAAGAAGCCTTAGACTTCGCGGTATATCTGCAAAAGATAATTAATAAGCTCGACGCGAATGACAGCTAAGATCCTTCTTGTCGTGGACTTCCCTGCCGAGGCCGATCTTCGGCAGGGGACTCTTCTAAGCATGGGCTCCGCGCCGGGCAAGGAACTCGATAGTATCCTTGCCGACGTGGGGCTTTCGCGTAGCAACGTTGAGATCACTTCTATTTTTACGACTCGCCCGCCAAATGGCGATATCAATGCCTGGGCAATTGACCGAAAGAGCATCAAGGCTTCGGTAGATTTGCTCCGCCCCTGGCGTGCGATCCCTTGCAAGAAGGGTGTAGCTGATCCGAAGCTGGTGCAGCCCGCGCTTGAGCGCCTTGCAAATACGATTGCGAAGTGCGCTCCGAATGTGATCGTGGCGCTTGGGAATATTCCGCTTGCGTCGCTTTGCGGAGTCTCCGGCATCGGCAAGCTCCGCGGCGCGCTGCACTTCTACAAGACAACAAAAGTCATTCCGACCTACGCGATCAATGGCGTGCTCGCAAATTACGAATGGCGCCCTTCAGTTGTAGCGGACTTCCTTAAGACTGTCCGCGAAGCTGAGTCCCCTCTCGCAGATCTTATCAACCGAAAAATCTACATCGAACCGACTCGGCGCGATATGGAGTTTTGGACTGAACGGCTTTGCGCGGAAGAGTTTCTTGCGTTCGATATCGAGACTCGCGCGAAGCAAATCACCTGCATCGGCTTCGCGCCGAACCGGGAAGAGTCCTTCGTTATTCCCTTCTGGTTCGGGAATGAAAACTACTGGAGCCAAGAAGACGAGGTATTCGCCTACAAGTGCGTAAGGAAGATCTGCGCTTCGCCTGCGATAAAAATCGCGCAGAACGGCCTCTATGACGTGCAATATCTCTTTAAGTATCAAATCCCCGTGGTAAACTTCCTGCACGATACGATGCTCCTCCACCACTCGCTTTATCCGGCTTTGCAGAAAGGGCTGGACTTCTTAGGATCAATCTATGCCAATGACAGGGCTTGGAAACGTTGGCGTGTCCGTGGCGGTGACACCCACGACCTCAAAAGGGATGAATGACATGAAGCAGCTTGTGATCGACACCGGACACTTCCGCGCGTATCTGATTAAGAATCATCCGCAGTGGAATGGAAGAACGGTTATTGAAGTGCACGAGCGCTTCGCAGATATGATCTCCTCCCATTGGAGCGTCATGCTGTCGCTTCCTTTGACTACGTATCTTCGGATTGCGCAGGCCGCGCTTCCGAATATCAAGTCCCTTCCTGATGGTATCGAAGAGGCGCTCGCGACAGAATGACAAACCTAGTTGTAGTTGAAAGCCCCTGGGCTGGCCTGGGCGGTGGAGAGAAAGCGAAGAAGTATCTTCGCGCGTGTATTCGGGACGCGCTTGCGCGGAATGAGATTCCTTGGGCTTCGCACGCGATCCTAGCCTGGACGGAAGCGCTCTACGAAGAAGACGAAGAGCAGCGCACCGAAGGACTCGAAGTCAACAAGCGCATGATCGAGCGCGCTGATCTTGTCGCGTTCTACGTGGACTTCGGAATGTCGCCGGGAATGCAACTCGCTTGGCGCTGGGCAAAGTATCGGCAAGTCAAAGCCGTTAGCAGGACCATCTATAAATAATGCGAGTTCTTGAATCGGCGTCTCTCGACGTAAGCAAGCTGAACCCGATGCAGCAGTATTGGGCGTATAACGCGCTCGATTGCTGCATCACTTTAGAAGTCTTTGAGAAGCTTGCCCCGAAGATCCCCGAAGCAGGCTTCGCCTACGACATGTCTCGCACGATGCAAGGGCCTGCGTTCACGCTGATGAACCGTGGCGTGCGGCTTGACTCTAATCGTGTGCTTTCGTTGCTAGCTGATCTGCGCGAAGAGCGTGCGCGATGCGAACAGACGTTCTTCCGCTTGACGACTGAAGGTCTTGGGCTCGAGCCATACTTCGATCCGAAGCACAAGAAACACTTCGGGATCAATCCGAACTCCCCGCAGCAGCTTCAAGCGCTCTTCTACGAGCACCTTGCAATCCCGGCAATCAAAAACTTCAACCGGCAGACTAAAGAAGAAACGATCACGACGAACCGAGAGGCGCTGGAAAAGCTTCAGAAGCTTCCCAAGGCAAAGCCGTTCTGCGATCTTATTCTTTCAATCCGCGATTGCGATAAGCAAATCCAGGTGCTGCTTGCGTCGCAAGGTTCTAACCGGATGCACTGCTCGTATCAAGTCGCGGGCACGCTTTCAGGTCGCTGGTCAAGCAACGAGTCCGCCTTCGGAGGCGGGACAAACCTACAGAATATCTCTGATGAGATGCGCCGAGTCTTTGTTCCTGACGCAGGTTTGAAGTTCGCGCAATTCGATCTTGAGCAGGCGGAGTCAAAGCTTGTCGCGTATTTGGCACTCCTTTGGGGCGACAATTACCTACGCGCTTGCCTTTCAAGCGATCTACATACTACACCAACAATGCTCGTCTGGCCCGATAGATTTCCCCCAGGAACCAATGAACCTCGCAAGATCGCGGAACAGCCGTTCTACCGGCATTTCTCCTACCGCGATATGGCGAAGCGGGGAGGCCACGGAAGCAACTACGGCGGATCGCCTGCGGTGCTTTCGATGCATCTCAAGATCCCGCGGGAAGGCGCAGAGTCTTTCCAGCACGCTTACTTCAAAGCGTTTCCAGAGATCCGCCAATGGCAGAACTCCGTGCGGCTGGCGCTCGCGAAAGACCGAAGCATTACAACTCCGCTTGGTCGGCGGTGCTTCTTCCCAGGCCGCCCTTGGGATAACGACACGGTAAAGAGTGCGATTGCTTACTCGCCGCAGTCTTCCATCGGCGATATCCTTAACCTAGGCTTTTACAATGTCTGGAAAAACCTTGACTCTTTCGTGCGCGATGCTGGACCAATACAACTGCTTACTCAGGTTCATGACTCCATCAAGTTTCAATACCGCCCCGAAGACGAGTCCTGGCTTATCCCAAAGGTTGCAGAGCTTCTTAAAGTCCCCGTTACCATCCACGGCAGAGAATGCATAATCAACACTGAAGCCGCCGTCGGATGGAATTGGGGGAAGTTCCACTCGAAAGAAAATCCCCACGGACTTATGAAGTGGAAAGGCTCTGATACACGAGATGCTCCCGCGCCAACATCGTTCTTGGATCGAAAGCTTCACATCGCTGGGAAGTAAGACTAATGCCCCAGAGATCTACCGTCGGTGGACTGCCCTTGCAACAGTAAGCTCTGCTCTTCAACGGAAGTGCTGGATTGATCTTAATTCCACAAGGATCTTTCCGAATCTCTTCGTGGCGCTCGTTGGCCCGCCGGGCATTGGGAAAAGCATTTCTATTTCCCCTGCGCGGGATCTTCTTCCGCAGCTTGGTGAGAATGTTTTTCTTTCCCCAGCACGCTGCACCGCAGAACGCTTCATCAAGAACCTTTCGCTTAGCTACCGAATGTTCTCCCTTCCACATGATGCGTTCTACAAGCAGTGCGCGTACGCGGCTTTCATCTCGGAGCTTTCAACGCTTGTCCGCCCGAACGACAAAGACTTCACGATCCTTCTGACGGACTTCTATGATTGCGCGTCGCAGTGGAGCTACCAGACGCTTTCCCGCGATGAGGACAAGATTGAAAATCTTTGCCTTACAATGATCGGCGGGATTACCCCGAAGACGCTGGCGGAAAACTTCGGCAACGCCGCGATCGGACTTGGCTTTACCGCACGGCTGAACATTATTTATTCAGATGAGGTTCGGCTGCCGAAGCTGTTCGATGCTGATGGCGTGCCGCTTCAGCGGGAAGCGCCGGATTACGCTTCGCTGCTTTTTGATCTTCGGGACATTCATAACCTGTCCGGCGCGTTTACGTTCTCAGCAGATGCAGGGCGCGCGTTCCAGACCTGGATTGATGAAGGCATCAAGCCGATACCGTCGGAAGCAAAGATGGCGGAGTATATCCCCCGGCGCTGGTTCCACCTTACGAAGCTGGCGATGATTATTTCCGCAAGTGAGTCTTCAAGTAAGGAGATTACTCTCGCACATGCGGAACGTGCAAAGGAGCTGCTGCTTGGTTCCGAAGCATCTGCCGCGGGCGCATTCGAGCACTTCGGGACAAACCCGCTGATCGGCGCGCTGCAGAACGCATGGTCTTGGGCGAAGCTAGAATACCCGAAGGGCCTCTCAGAGCTTACGCTTAAACGCAAGCTGCTTCAAGACGTAGCGCCGCAGCACTTGAACTCTTGCATTCAAGAGCTAGTTCAAACCGGCATGTTCACGCTTGTCGGAGAAGGTTCTTCCCGAACCTATATCCCTAAAGTGCAATAACCTGCAGCTTCCCGCTACGCTTGATCGTGCGGGAAGCACTCGTTCCAATCGTGCACGAGATTGTATAGGTGACGTTGGTAGTGCCGCCTGCAACCGTGAAGAGCACCTTCGGCCCAGCGATAGTCGCGGCACTTAACGTCGGACCTGCTGGGCTTACGGCAAGCGTAGCAGAAGAAATGGTTTCGCTTTGTGCGAGCTTCGCCGCCCAATTAAACGAATACTTATCAGTGTCCGAAGTGTTGCTCGGAGAAAAGCTTCGGATGACGTTCGAGGTCATTCGTCAGATCCTATAGAAATTTCTCGAATGTCATCGTCGATCAGAAGATCTCGCGTGTCCGCAGGCACGTCAATATCTCGAACGTCAGGGTCGATGTAGAGTTCGCGGTAAAGAGGAACGCCGGTGCCAGACATATAAAAGGTTCCTACGGACTATCCGCCAAAGGTGCCTTCTTACTCCCAACCCGTTCATCAATACGAGCTAGCAGCACTTCCATCTTGTGCAGCATATCTTTCGTTTCTTTGATATGCTGCTCAAGTAAATCCATACGCTCGGTGAAACTTTCTTTGTGATCTTCTAGCGCGTTCAGTCGAGAGTTCATGCTTGAACCCCACCATGCCATCGCTACGATATGCCCGATCAGCACACCCATAAAAGCAAGCGTCCCAGGATTTATGCCGAATTCCGTCATCGCTCACACGTAAGTAAAAAAGCCAACAATGCCGTTAGCCGGAATAGGAGTCGTATCAGAGATTTCTGGATTCTTCGTCAGGCCAAAGCCGATGCCGTTGGAAAAATTGAGCCCAAACGGTAGCGTAATAACGATGGTGTCTTTGGTCGGAATCTGCAGTGTTGCCAGCGGAACGTCTGTTCCAACAACAGGCGCAGTTGCCTTGTTGTAGAACTTGATGAAGTGATGGGCAGCATCGTGGTTGCTAAGCGAAATCTGGCTGAGCACTCCAGGCCGAGCAAGCACTAGCGTCGAGTTGACAGACGCTAGCGATTGCACAGTGTAGATCAGATGTGGGCTATACCCGCCCATGGTGGGAGCACCAAAGGAAGGCAGCGGCTGCGCCATTACTTCCGCCAGTAAATCAGCGGGAACAGCACCAGTCCGCCGTAAAGCCCAAGACCTACCAGCTTGAAAAGATCCGGCGCGGACAGCGCGTTATTCCAAAGCCAGAACGCCCCGCCGGTAGCGGCAGCCGGAAGAACAAAATGTCCGAGCTTGCTTCCGATGCCCTTAGCTAGCCCGAGCACCAGGCTCGTAACCGCTTCCTGCGTCTTCGGAATTTCCGCCAGCGCCATCTTCATCGTCTTCATCTCGTGAAGAACCATGGAGTGGGATGACCGTAACTCCGCGAGCTGTCGTTCCAGCACGGCGACGGCTTCCATCGGATTCTCCGCCGGCATCTCCGGAAGGGAGATCTCCTCCTCCTCCACCATTCGCAATCTGCTTACGGAAGTTGTCAAAAGCGCCTCCAGCGTGTTCGGGAGCATCCAGCTTATTCACTGTCGCGTAGTAGTTGCGAAGTGAATCTAGAATCTTGACTTTATCTTGAATGTCAAGATTGCCTCGAAGAACTTGTGCGCCGGAAATCAATTCATCTGCGATACCACAGGCAATGATTTCGAGCTTGTTCGCGATGGCGGTAGTGCTGCGCTTTGCATCGGGATTGCGATCAGTGAATTTGTTTTTCATATGAAGATTCCCTGACGGCGAAGAAGATCCCGCATGTAGGGCTCAAGGCCCTTGTAGGTTTGCGAAGCAGGCGTAGTGTTTGCATTAGGGATTGCCATAGACGTGCTCGGGGAAGTGCTCATTCCCATATATTGGGGAAGAGCCTCACTGAGGTCCGTCTGTCCGCCACCAGCAAATTGCGATATATCTATAGTAGGAGTTGGAGCTGGTTCAGGCAAACCTTGGGTATCTCTAATAGCCTGAATACCAGCTAATCCAACCCGCCCTCCATGAGATGCTAGCGCACCAAACGGACCCGCCACTGTACTAGCTACGCCTAAAGCTAGATTTGTCGGAGTGTGCCCATAAAGCGCACCTAGCCTGGAAGAGAACGCATCGAAAAAAGATGGAAGCGCATCGTTTACACCAGGCGCGGCAATAGACCCAGCAGGTGCTGCTACTCCAACATCTGGACCTGTCGCATATCCACTTGGTCCAACCTCCACATCAGGCCCGAGAGGTGCAAGACCGCCACCAATTACGCTAGTGCCTGTGTCATCAACACCGATAGAGTAACCTCCGTAACCAGCAGAAGGGTCTGTTCCACTTGGTGCATCGCTTAAACCAGAAGAGTCCTGGTTGTTATCTACTACTGCCCCCATTGAAGCAGCTTCGCCCTCGAAGTATTCATCCAGCCCCGTGAACGGATTGGTAGTTCCAGAGCCGCCGGATTCCCGAAGCATCCGCTTTTCTCGCGGCGTCACATGCACAAGCTCAGTATCGCCGTAGCGACCTTGTGCACCAAGAATCTGAGCTAGTGCTTGATAGTTCATGCGTTGCCGCCACCCATCATGGGATCAAGAATCAGGCCAGGACCGGGACGCGAAGCAGGAGCACGCGGAGCAGGCGCTGCTTGCGGGGCTTGCGGCTGCGAAAGGATTGTCTGCAGCAGCTGCGCAAAGCGGGGATCAATCTGCGGCTGCGCAGCACGCCCGCGCGGTCGAGCTTGCGGGCGAGCCGGGCCGTAGTTTTGCCCCGTATCACGGCCGCGCTCTTCTGGAATCGGCGAAATATCCAGAGGCGTTTCAGGCATATCGTAACCGCTAACAGGGGCAGGCGTGTTGCGAGAAAATCCAGGAATCTGAGGCAGCAGCGTAGCACTGAAAGGATTCGGACCTTGCTGTAGATACTGCGCAAGGGCTCCTAGTCCAGCCAAAGCTGAAGGGCCTAAATTACCACCCATAGATCGAGCACGAGAAACCTCATTAAGATCGATCGGAGGCCTCACGTTTGTAGAGGGCACATTGCTGTAGTAGGTTCGGCCGCCCGGCTGCGCGCCAGGACCTTCCGGCATCGGCGCCATATCACGCCCGCCCGGAGGTGCAGGCGGACCGCCAGACCCACTACCCGGCAGCGCGGCAGGACGCTGCTGCATGTATTCCCGATACAGCTTTTCAAAATTGCTGCGAAAGTTATTCACATCACCGGGCTCAGCCATTACTTAAACCTTTCCAGAAAGTCATCAATCGCTTTTACGCGCCAAGGAGTCCCAGCTTGTTCGGCGCGCTTCTCGCGTGATGCAGCTCTATCTTGCGCCCGTTCTATCGCAAGCTTTTGCTTCTCCGCAAGTTCCTTGCCGTAAACAGGGAAGCCGAACCAGCTTGAAGCGCCCGTAAGCACGCCGCCGCTTTGTTGCAAAGAAATCGGTTGGAGCGTCTTCAAGAGATGCATCGCATACGCCATGACGCCTTCCCAAGAGGACATAGAAGGCCGCACAATATCTGGCGCACCTGTTGTAGAAAGATACTGCTTGTTAAGCAACATACTGACAGGTGTCTTCACAACAGCGCCCGCCTTATTCAGTGCCGTCTGCATTCCATGAAGTGCCCATTCATAGGGCTCAACAAAGTGCTTCGAGAGCTGCATCTCGCGGCCATTACCAAGATCAGCCCGCATAATATTCTTATTCTCAAAAATACTATGGCCTGTAAACATGTAGTTCACAGCATTTGCAACGGTCATATAAATCATCGCAGATTTGATCGTATAGAGCCTGTGCATCGCGGCAAGACCTGGAGTATCCGTTGCCCCAGGCAAACTTTTATACGCCGCACGGAACGTAGCAAAGGTCCAGTCCGGTGCGAACATAAGCACCTGCATCATGCCGCGGCCGGGCTGACTTGTCAGCTTATACGCAAGATTCTTCATGAAAGCACTTTGTGATTCGCTTGCCATACGGAACCAATCAAGCGAGCCAAAGTTGTCGTTCGAAAAGCTTGCCGCTGCTTTAGCTGCCTGTTCTCTTGTCAGCACTTGATTTCCAAACATGCGCTTTGCAAGAAAACCGCGGGCAGTTGGGTTCATCGCCTGCTCCATCAGGTGCAAGCTTGCAGCCATCTTATACCCGTTCTGCAACCAACCGAAAGTAAACTGGTCCAGTGCTTCATTAAAATGTGCGAGCGAGTCTACCTTAGATCTTGCACCAACACCAGGAACTTTTGAGTCAATCCAGCTTGCGCTGCGCTGAAGCGCGCTGTTCATCTTGCTCGGGTCAATGTCGTATTCACGGGAAAGAATCAGACCTTGACGCAGAAGCTCTAGCGCGTTCGGATCATTGCCTACGAAAGTCTTACGGGCGTCCTCAACAAACTTCTTTGAGCTGAAAAGCCCCTTCTTGATTCCCATAGTTCCCATAAAGCCTTGCTTGAGGCTCATCGCATGGAACATAGAACCAAAGACGCTCGCACGCTTCAGCGCAACAGCAAGCGGCGCATACGTATTCAAAAGCGAGTCTTTAGCAACAGATCTAAATGCATTCTCATACGCAGGCATAAGATCGTAGTGGATTGCTTTTCCACGCAGAGGCCCATAATCGACAGCGCGATAGTCTGGGCCAGGAAGATCCTTCACCAGCGAGCCGCCATTTGGTAACTGATACGCTTTGATTGCTTCGCCTGCGCGATGTCGCGTCAGTGTGCGATACATTGAGTTCGCGTAGATATTTGAAATTTCTACAGCGTCAGTAGTTTTAATTCGCATACCAGATCCCTGAATAGCATTATTCAGGTCTTGGAACGTTTTATACTTTCGGAACTGTTCCGGCCGGGGACGCCAGCCAGTATCGCTTTCAACTAGATGCGAGATATAATTATCAAGGAATCCATTCATGATTCCTTCGCGCTGTGCGGTCTTACCAATCGTTTGATTGAACTTTTCAATCGAGCGCTTGACCAGCGTTTCATCAGGCGAAAGCTTAATGGTGGGATTTTCAAAACTTAGCGTAATAGCTTCACGTCGAGCGGCATCAGGCACAAGCTGCCGTGCAGCCGAAGCCCAGCGTGTAACATTGAAAGCCATTTCATTCTGCAAGCCGTGCATCGAATTGAGCAGCGGAGCCGCGTCACCAGAAAGCGCGCGAGGCAGAACTCTAAGCAAACCAACAGCCCCGCCGAACACCAGCCCATAAGCGAGGTGGTGATCCGGCGAGTCCTTGTTCAAGCCAAGACTAATTGCAGCCCCGACCAGACCTCCGAGTGCTCCGGCCTTGGCCCCTCTTCGAATTGCTGTACGCCATGGTTCAACTCCTGCTCCAAAAGTCCCTTGGATCATTCCAGGGGATAGGGTATCCTTGATCTCGCGCAGCGGCTTCAGCGCGCTGATGATCTGCGGATCTGTGGAATATTTTACATTTGCGCGAGAAGTTGGTTTGAGCGCTGCAACTTCGTTCGGCGTCAAATCTACGAACCGGGCAGCGGCTGGCGCCTTCACGCTTGCTTGATCTGGTGTAAGAGTTGCACGCCTTGTGCCTGCACTTCGTGCGTAGTATCGCGTAGTTCCAGGCGCTGGGGCTGGTGCTTCAGCAGCTCCAGGCGTCTGCTCAAAAAGGCCAAGCTGTGCGCGTGCGGCAGCAGCAGAATCAAACGGCGCTTCTTGTGAAGCACCAGGAGCAGCAGGCGGTTTACCGCGAGCCTTACGAAGCAATGCAAGTCCCGCTTCGCTTGCGCCTCCAAGAAACGCACCAAGATTTGCAGCGTTTGCAACTGCCGCGCTATCATATTGACCAGTGCTGAATTGTCGCGCTGCTTCAGGCAAGGCACCAGCCACAGCACCGCCGCCGATAGCGCCCGCAGCGTAGCCGATCTTTGGCCCATACTTTGCCGCTTCAGCGCCTGCTTTAGCGCCGATCTTCGCGCCAGTCGACGCGAGCTTGGCGGCCAAAAAGTTCGGCGCAAAAAGCAAATACGGATCGGCGACAAGAGCGTTTACAGTTTCAGCTGTAAATGCACCAGGGCGCTCAACTGCAAATTCCGCAAGATCGGTCAGCAGCTTCGTTGAGCCCTGCACGATCGCGCCAGACTCTGGAACTTTAAGCTCTGCCAGTTCTTGCTTAGCTTTTGCGGGGTCTGCAGCAATGCGCTGCACGCCCTTCGTGATTAGCGCAGGGATCGACTCTTCAGTCCAAAGCTTCCAGGGGCTCTTAATGCTTTCCCCGAAGTCGCTGAAGAAGCCCTTCGACTCCGCCGCAACAGGTTCCCCGCCAAAACGAGGCTTCGGCGCACTTAAAAGCTCTCCTGCAAAGCGCGGCTGCTTTTCCGCAGGGCTTTCAACAAGCAAACCCTCAAATCGAGGCATCAGGGCTTCCTGTAAGTTTTACCGTCTTCAGGATCAATAAACGTCGCGCCCTTCGGAAGAGCGTTGTATTCTTCCTGAGTCTTCGGCCGGGCAGGTCCGCCTTCGGCTTGAGCGCGAGGAAGCTGCTGCGCGACTGGCGCTGCTGGAGCGGCTACAGCGCGCGAGCCCATTGCGCGTGCAAGATCAGCAAGATCAGTCGGCAACGTTGATGGCATACTTTCTTTTGCCTGCTGAACTTGCTTTCGTGTATACTCTACGCCTGTATTGGGATGCTTCCACTTTGCACCAGACTTTTTACTGTCCGCACTACTATACCAATCGTTGATGCTTCGAGCAAGCGCATTCTGCGCTTCTGCTGTAGCGGTTGCTGCGCTAGTCCTAACCCCCGGAACAGCACCACCAGCAACAATACTTTTATACCAATCAACATAAGGAGTGCGAATCGGATCTCCCATGTCTAGCTGGTTAATTGCAGCTTCTAAGCTGTCGTATGCAGCGGCGTATTGCTCCTGCGGAAGCTGGCCAGATTTAATTAATCCTTCAAGAAAAGTTCTGCCCTGCATTCGCATGGTGTTTTGCAGCTGCCCAAGCTTCAACGTTGCTTTCTGTTGCTGCTCAAGCCCTTGCGCAATAACGCGCATGTCGCCTGTAGCAATGCGCCGCTGCATGTTCTCGTTTGTGCCAAGCGCGCGTAGCGCGGCGATCTGCTGCTGCGTCGTGGTATTCTGCGCGCGAAGAATACCCTCCATCGTCTTGCCCGCAAGCTCTTCTTGCTTGAGCGCAAAGTTCATATTCTTATACCAGCCTTCAAGCGCGGCTGCATAACCTTCTTGGTTGTTAGCGCGCTGCGCTTCAAGCGCTGCAGCACCTGCGGTCAACCCAGCAACAAGCGGGCGCCGGCTGCTAGCGCTCGCAGCGAAGATTGCCGCAGCAGCTGCAAGGCCACCCCAATCGCTCAAGCTTGGCGGCGGAGTAGGCTTCGCCTGCTGCACTTCTCGCGTATAATCTTGCATCTTCGAGTACGAAGATTCAAGGTCGCTATGACGCTTTTGGTATTCTGCAAGCTGAGTATCGAAGCCGCTAATGCGTTCTTCAAGCTTAGCCTCAACACCGGCAAGGCCAGAAGGCTTTTGTGTTGTTTCGCTCATGCTTAACCCCGAATTGCAGCAGCGCCAAAGGCAGCAAGAGCATTAGACAGCTCTTTATCCTGCGCGATAGTGTTCTGCGCAATCTGATTATACGCGGCGCTGCCCAAGCCCATAGCCTGCATTCCCTGGGAAGCAAGGCTCTGCGCAAGCTGAAGCTTCTGCGTTTCAAGCTGCTGCGGCACGGCGGCAAGTTCCGAGCGTTCCATCGAGGAGCCGCTAATACCCATCTTTGCATATTTGCTCTTGATCGCGGCTTCAGCGCTTTGCTGCATACGATCAAACGCAGACTGATAACCCGGCGGAAGCTGGCCCGTCATGAGCGGATCAGTAAGCTGGTTGCCCATCTGCCCCATGCGCTGCGCGTAGGCGTTTAGCTGGCCTTCGCCGGGAGTTGCGCGGTCAGAGCGTAGCGCAGAATACCCGATGCCAAGCGCCGGCAGCATCCACTTGTAGTTATCCTTTAGAAAGCCTGAGCCTTGACTAAAAAGGCTGGGATCAGTCGGAGGTGCTACTGGCCCTTGAAGCGGCCCTAACGCCTGACCCAGCGGAGACTGCAGCACTGGCATAAGCGGCGCTGTCCCGCCTTGCAGCACTTGCCCGGCACCTGCTGCGCCACCGCCCAGCGCACCAAGAGGATCATACGGATCAAAAATTGGAGATACGGACTGTATGGGAATGCCCGGCGTAAAATTTGATCCTGCCCCAGCAAACTCCTGTCCGCCGCCGCCTAGAAAACCCCCGACGTTTGCGCTTGCGTCTTGCGCGCCAGAGCCCAGCATATCGTAAAGCGACGAGCCAAAATCGCTTACAGCACCTGGAATACTTCCAATCGCGCTACCAAAGCTTTCAGCTGCGCCGCCAACAGCGCTGCCAATATCACTAAATGCGGAGCCAAAACTAGACCAGGTGCTAGGATCACACATCACGGAGCCTCTTCGCGTACGAAGTCATCTTAATATCAGCGCCAATCCGCTGCGCAAAAGCCGCAATATCGCCCTGCATAGAACCGATCTTCAGTTCATACGCGCCCAAGCCTTTGCCCCAGGTTTCAAAATCCTGATAGAGCAAAATCGGATCGTGCGAGGACTTTTCCAGGCGGCAAACCCAAAGCTCATGCACCGCAAGCGGCTCAAAGAAAGTGCTTACAACTGAAGCAGCTCCCCAGGCGTTATCAGTCCGCACGAAGCGAAACCGATTATCCGAGAGCAACGGTGCAACCCAATGATACCAGCCTTCAGCCGTTGCGCGCGGAAAGCGCTCCTTAAACGCACCAAACGACTGCAAGACCAAGCCTTCAAGCTCAGCCAGGACCACGCGGCGCACAGGGCCTTCTTCCGCCTTCGGAATTGCAACTTGCTGGATCTCAGCAATACGCGCCATGCGGGGCGCAACGAGCGGAATCGGCGTGGCCGTTTTCAGCTTCACAGGCGATGCAATCGTCATCCGTTGATTCCTAAAGCTTCCGCGATTTCACGGTGCTCATCGAAGTGAAACTCGATCCACGACTCTAGTTGTTCTTTATTGGAAAAATCTACCGACCTCAGATCTCGCGTTGAAATGTTGGTAGCCGCGCAAATCTTTGAGTGCAACACTTGGTGCTGCTCAGCCCAAACTTTTGTATCTCTAGGAATCGGGTCTAAGATATAGTCTGGAACATCTACCTGCCCAAGCAGGGCGTTCCTGATCAGCCGGTGCTGATCTTGATGCTGCGCAGCCCAATAAAATAGAAGCTCTTGAGTCTTAGGAACTTCCAACAGCGTGATAAGCATGGGATTTGCCTTTCTTTGGCTTCGGAGGATCTTCCCTCCGATCAATCGGCCGCGGCGGGTTCACAGTGCCATCCTAAACTGCTGCACAGCTAATGCGATAGACTGAATTGTAATCGGCTGCGAAGTGCGAAGGGTAAATCCAAGCAGATACCCAGCTTGCTCAACTGCAATCACAAACCGCCGTTGGCCAGTCGTCGCCCACTTCGGATCAGTCACGTAGTTAAGCTCATACGTGAAAGCGCTGGCTTCGTTCTCAATGTCGATTGAAATTTCAGACGTTGCAGAAACGTCGGAAAGAATTTCATCAACCATAAGCCCGGTCATGCGCCAACCAGACTTCTCGATGAAGTATCCAGGCGTATCCCAGAACTTGCTCTTCACAACACGCGGAAGAGTATTTGCGCTGTAATTGTTCATCATCACGTAAACGCGATAGCCGTCACTTGCAGTCGCAACCGTAACCGAAGAGTTCAAGATCCAGTTAATTTTGTTGAAATCATACTCTTGCGTAGCCGTGCTCCAGCTTGCGCGATTCCAAAGCAGAATGCGCTTCGCAAGCTTGTTTGTTGGATCGTCAATAATCGGTAGCAGCAACGCGTAATAGCGCCGACCATACAACTCAACAATCGCGGACGAGGGACCAAACGAAGAAGCAAATAGTAGGTTATCAGTTTGGAACATATCGTCGATAGTCGAAGAAATCTTTTCGACAGTGCCGCCGTAGATCACGTAAACGCCAGTGTAGGTGGCAAAGACAACGCCGCGGGCAAACGCCTGCACGGAGTCGCGCCAGACAGTTCCAAACTCAGTGTCAATCGCTGTCAGGCCAAATGTCGTGACAAGAGGCGTTCCGCCCGTCTGCACGCCTGAAATATATGAAACCGAGCTATCTGCGATCAGATATAAAAAGCCTGCCTGCGCGACCAACTGCGTATACGAAAAGCGCAGGCTTGAGGACGTAGACTCAACTGTTCCAGCGCCGCTAGCAGAACTGAAATCTACCGGACTAGACGGCGCAGAAAAGATCAACAGATCTTGGTAAACAATCCAGACGCGCTGCTCGTAGAGTTCAACAGAAGAACCAACAACGCCAAAAGGCATTAGCTCGATAGTGCCGGTTGCAGGCGTAGTAGGCGTGCCGCCAGTAAAAGTCAAGGTTTGCGTCTGCGGCGAGCTTACAGTAAAACCTGAGCCTGGGTTCGTGCAAACAATGTTGACGACTTGCCCGCCTACAACAGTAACAGTGAACGTCGCACCGCTGGTGCCAACTGTTACAACTGGCGTGCCGGTGTAACCTGAGCCCACATCTGTAATCGTGATGATCGGAGAAACGCCGCCAGCCGCGTAAAGCAGCGTTCCGTCAAAAATCCAATAACCGTTTCCAGTAGACGAATTTCCAACAATCACAAAATATTTATTACCCCACTGTCGTCCCATGGGGTTTGAAGAGCCGTAGCCGTTTGTAACAAATGTGCCAGCAACCGAAGTATAAACGCTGACAAAAACATTTGAAGTGTTTAGCTTCAAAAAGTTGGCTGAACCATCAGCAAAGAAAATAACAAGGTAAAGATCAAACTCAATATTG